CCCCGAGCAGTTGGCCATCATCGAAACCGTCAAGGGCGAGCAGGCCCAGCGCGAGCAGCGCGAACTGGCGGCCAAACTGATGGAAGCCTACCTGAACTGGACGCCGGTCGAACTCGACCTGAAGCGGCAAGCCCGCAAGGTTGTGAACGAGGCGATGATTAAAGGGGCTGGAGTCTTCTGGACAGAGTTGGTCACGGTCGAGACATCGGCCGATGTGCAGTCGCCACCGATGAAGATCGTGGGTTCGTTCTACGATACGGTGGACAACCTGCTGATCGATCCTGATTATGACAACGAGGATGACATGCTCTGGTGTGCGCGCAAGTGCGTGCGCCCGCTGGAGGAGGTGGCCGCCACCTACGATGTCCCGGTCGAGCATCTAAAGAAGCACCTCGACGGCGACACGCCGACACTGCGGAAGGAACCTCGCGGCAAGAAGAAAAAGAAGGACACCACGAACGAACTGGTGACCTTCTACAAGATTTGGTCGAAGTGCGGGATGGGCGACCGCTTTAAGGATGCTCCCAAGTCCAATCGTGGCGTGTTCGATCCGGTCGGCCAGTACTGCTATCTGGTGGTGTGCGAAGGGGTGGAGTACCCGCTTAATCTGCCGCCTAGTCTGATGCAGCAGGAAGTCGATCCCGCACTGGGCATTCCGCAAGAGGTTCTCCCCAGGGTGAGTTGGCCGATCCCGTTCCATGCCGACACCAACGGCTGGCCGTTCACCATGCTGGCCTTCCACCGCAAGCCGGGCTACGCATGGCCGATCTCGCATATTCGGCCCGCGATTGGCGAACTGCGGCTGCTGAACTGGTGCTTTAGTTTCTTAGCGACACGAATTGCGACGAGTTGCGAAACGATCGTTGCTGTGCAGAAGGCTGCGGACGAAACGATCAAAGACCAGTTGCTTGCTCCTTCCGAAGGCGGATTCAAGATTCTGGAGTTGAGCGAGTTGCTGGGGCGCAGGATCGAGGACGTTGTCTCGATCTTCCAGATGCCGCAAGTAACAAAAGATTTATGGGACATTATTTCGGCCATCTTGGACGAGTTCGCCAAAAGAACCGGCTTGTCAGAACTCGCTTATGGTTACACCAGAAGTTCCTTCAGATCGGCCGCAGAAGCACAGATCAAGAACGAGAACATCAGTATCAGGCCCGACAACATGGCGAACGAGTTGGAGGACTGTATGTCCTTGCTCGCCCGCCGTGAGGCGCTGGCTGCGAAGTGGCTGCTTGACCCGCAAGACATTCAGCCCGTCCTTGGTCCGCTTGGCGCTGCCGCATGGGCGCAGCAGATCATGGCGCGCGACATGGTGGCGCTGACCCGCGAGTTGCTCTACCGGGTGGAGGCTGGCAGCGCCCGGAAGCCGAACAAGGCTTCAAGGGTTGAGCAGATGCAGATGAGCGTTCAGACGCTTGGGCCGATCCTGTCGCAGTTGGCCGGTGCCGGCATGGTCGAGCCGTTCAACGCGCTGATTACGGATTGGGCCGACTCGCTCGATATCGATG